GCCGGGGAGCGGAACTACACCCGACCGGGGTACGCCGGGGACCCCTTCGCCATTGTGGACGCCCTCGTTGGGTGGAGCCGGGAGGGGACGGCGCTGCGGCTGATCGCGTCCGGGACGCCGCTGAACGTGCCGGTGCTCCTGGGGCCGGTGCGGTACGGGCAGCGGGACGGCACCGGGGATGTGTACGCCACGCTGACCCTGCGGCAGAACCGGGAGCTGGCCGCCGAGACCGTCGAGGACGCCCAAAACGGGGCCAGGGCCGCCCCGGAGGATACCGCCCCCGCCCAGGAGAGTTATACGGTGGTCAAGGGGGACACCCTGTGGGGCATCTGCAAACGGTACTACGGGGACGGGCGGCTGGCGTGGAAGCTGGCGGAGTATAACGGGATCAAGAACGCGAATCTAATCTTCCCGGGGCAGACCGTCAACCTGCCGGATAAGGGGGCGCTGGCGTGAACCTGATCGAGCAGTACCCGGAATTTCTGCGAAGCTCCCCGGAATTCGCGGACCTCCAGGCGGCGCTTCAGCCGGAGATGGACGCGCTTCGGGCGCGGCTGGAAGCCATGGCGGAGCAGCTGGACCTGGAGTACGCCACCTGGGGATTAGACCTGTGGGAAAAGACGCTGGGGCTGACGGCGGGGCGGTCTATGGATCTGCGGGCGCGGCGGGCGAGGATCGCCGCCAAGCTCCGGGGGGCCGGGACCTCCACCGTGGAGGCGGTGCGCCAGGTGGCGGAGAGCTTCACGGGGGGAGAGGCGGAGGTCATCGAGCACCCCAGAGAATTTCGGGTGGAGCTGCGCCTGCGCTCGGAGCGCGCCCTGGACCTCTCCCAGATCTCGGCGGCGCTGCGGGAAATGCTCCCGGCCCACCTGGTCTTCGGGCTGACGTTTACCGCCGAGGAGGCGCGGCACGCTCTGGGCTGGGGAGCCGCCGCCGGGAGCGCCGGGGCCCTGCCGGGAACCGAACAGGAGCGGCAGCCTCCCCCAGCCTCCGCGGTATACGCCGGGGGGCCGGCGGGGACGGTCTGCCAGCTCCAGGCCGGGACGGAGCAGAACCGCAGGGGAGCGGGGAGGCTCCGGACCGGGGGGACCTACAGCCTGTTTATCACCGCCCCAGGGCGAAATGTAGAGGAGGGTAAGACTTGAAACACGAATTCAAAGTCACCACCAACGGAAACGCCGCCATCATCGCGTGCATGGCCCTGTCCAAGCCCCCCACGCTCACGCGGGTGGCGTTCGGCTCCGGGCTGGCCGCGGAGGGAACCGACCTGGCGGACGTGCATGCGCTGTTGGAGCCGGTGGCGGACGGGGCGATCCTGGATTGGCGGCATACGGGGAACCGGCTGTGCTTTACGGTGCAGTACGCCAACGTCAGCCACCCGGAGGTGGGGGACTTTCCGCTGTCCGAGTACATGGTGTACATCATTGACCCGGCGACGGGGGAGGAGACGGACTATCTCTACGGGACTCTGGGGGACTACCGCCAACCCATGCCCCAGTATCTGAGCGGGTCCGGCGCGTGCGTGTTCTCTTACCCCTTGGAGGTCATCCTGTCCGGGGCGCTGGAGGTCCGCGTAGACGCGCCCGCCGGCCTGCTGACCTGGCTGGATCTGGGCCGGCCGGGCGGCGCGGCAAGCCTGGATGAGACCGGGAAGGTTCCGGAGGAACAGCTGCCTCCGCTGCTGACCGCCGCCCGGCGCCATGTGATCGCCGCGCGGCCCCGTGACCCGAGCAAGCCCGGCTATGGCGCGGAAGGCGGAGGGGAGGACGGCGGCGAGGTCAGCGTGGCTCTGGAGACAGGGCCGTACACCGGCATAACAGAGGCCGGTGTGGTAGTCAGCGGCGTCTTGTATGACGCCGGCAACGTGAGTACACACGGAGACACTGCCCCCGATGGTACAATTATTATTAAAACGGAGGAAAAAGAAAATGGCTGACGCGAAGTACTATTTGGAACAGATCAAGCTGGAAAACGAGCTGAAGGACCTGCTGGTCAAGGCACAGAGTGTCGAGGTCACCTACAACGGCGAGGAGATGACCCTGGCCGCCGCCCTGACCGCCATCTGCGACGGCATCTCCGCCCTGCCCACCTCCACGGCCATGAACGCCGCGATCTCCAGCGCGATCTCCGCCAGCGGCTACGCCCACTTCGAGAAGGTTGCCGAGGTGCCCGAGGCGGCCGCCGCCCAGGAGAACGTGCTCTACCTGGTGATGAACAGCCAGACCAAGCACTACGACATCTACGCCAAGATCGCCGGGGAGACTGAGGGCAGCTGCACGATGGAGCTGCTGGACGATACCACCGTGGATCTGACCGGCAAACTGGACAAGGTGACCGGGGCCGTCGCCGGAAATCTTTCCGTCCTGACCGCCGGGGGCGGTATCGCTGACAGCGGCAAGAAGGTGGGCGGCGCGACCCTGGCTGAGTTCCCCGACGCCGGCACTGTGGCCACTGAGGCGGCTGTCAAGGCGGCCATTGAGGGCCAGCCCACCGCCACAAGCACCGCCAAGGGCCTGATGAGCGCCGAGGACAAGGCCCGCCTGGACTCCGCCGGTACGGTGTGGGTAGGCGAAACCGCCCCCGGGGGGATGCGGAACGGGGATCTGTTTGTCCGAGTGGTCGGCGTCGCCGAAGGCGTGTAACGGAAAAAACACGGGAGGGGGCAAAGCCGCCCCCTTCTGATTTCAGAAGGAGGGATTAAAGTGGCTCTTATCGAACGGGACGTTGTCCTTCAGGGCCGGGATGAAAATGGGAACCAAACGGTTGACCTTCCCGTTACCCGCCTGGGCAATATCGAGGACACCGCCGAAGTCAAGGAGACGCCCGGGGGGGAGGATTACGTCCCCATCATGGACGGGGACGCCAAGGGGCAGATGAAGAAAACTCCCGTAAGCGCCTTGAACATGGGAGGCGGGCCGGCGCAGTATTCCGACGCAGCGGCCTACGCAATCGGAGGCTACTGCATCCATGACGGCAGGCTCTGCCGCTGTATCGCGGCTGTTCCCGAGGGCGGCGAGGCATGGAATGCCGCTCACTGGGAGGAAACCTACGTTTCCCAGGAGCTGAAGGCTGCCCGGACGGCGGCCGGCAACGCGCAGGTGGCCGCTGACGCGGCGTTGGAGGTCATCACCAAGCTGGCACACACTATTGACGCGCTCCCCGCTCAAAACGGGACGTTGACCTTCAGCGGAGCCGCGCAGAGCCCTAGATGGAACAGCTATAACCCGGAAACGCTGACTCTGAGCGGAACGGCCAGCGCCGTCAACGCCGGCAGCTACTCAGCGGTTTTTACGCCCAAGCAGGGTTATACATGGGGAGACGGTACCGCCGTGCCCAAAACGGTCATTTGGACGATTGGGCGGGCTTCTATTTCCGCCGCGCCGTCGCAGAGCGGCAGCCTGACCTATACCGGGAAGGCGCAGGCCCCCAGCTGGCGCGGCTACGACACCGCAAAAATGACCGTCGGCGGGACTGCCAGCGCCGTCAACGCCGGGACTTATACGGCCGCCTTCACCCCCACATCAAACTATCAGTGGAGCGATGGCAGCACTACGGCAAAGCATATCTCCTGGATCATCGGGCGGGCCTCTGTTTCCGCAGCGCCGTCGCAGAGCGGCAGCCTGACCTATACGGGCAATGCACAGACGCCCAGCTGGAGCGGCTATAACGCCGCCCAGCTGACCATCGGCGGGACCGCCAGCGCCACCAACGCAGGAACATACACAGCCACCTTCACCCCTACCGCCAATTATCAGTGGAGCGACGGAAAGACCACGGCGAAGTCGGTCAACTGGACGGTGGGCAAGGCGGCGGGCAGCTTGAAGCTGAACAAGACCGGCATGACCCTGAACGGCTCCGCGAGATCCGGCGTTATCGCCGTGACACGGGCTGGCGACGGCGCGGTCAGCGCCTCCTCCAGCAATACCGGCGTGGCCTCCGTCAGCGTGTCCGGCACAACGGTCACCGTCACCGGGAAAGCCTATGGCACGGTGACAGTCACCGTAAAGGTGGCGGCGGGGACCAACCACACAGCCCCAGCTGCTCAGGCCTGCAGCGTGACGGTAAATGTGTTTGACACGTCGCTGGCCAATAACAGCTGGGCCGCAATCAGGGCCGCCAGCGATGCCGGAGAAGCCCCCAATTTCTGGAGTGTGGGGGATACCAAGACCATCACGATCAACGGAACGGTCCAGGGATTCAATTTCTCCAACCTGTCCGTCAGCGTTTTCATTTTGGGTTTTAACCACAATTCTGCCTATGAGGGCGGCAGCCGGATTCACTTTCAGATCGGCAAGATCGGTGCCACCGACGTTGCCCTATGTGATAGTCAATACGGCAAAAATGGTTCCGGTGATGGATTCCGTATGAACAAAAGCCTCACCAGCGACGGCGGGTGGAACAGCAGCTACATGAGAAATTTTGTGTTGGGCAACAGCGGAACCCCTGCCAATCCGGTCGGTGGAAGCCTGATGGCGGCTTTGCCGTCTGATCTTCGTGCTGTGATGAAATCCACCACCAAATACACGGACAACACGGGCGGCGGTTCTGACACTGCTTCCTATGTGACCGCTACAACGGATTATCTTTTCCTGTTGGCGGAATATGAGGTTCTCGGTATCCGGCATAGTGCAAACAGCGCAGAACAGAATTATCAGCGTCAGTATGACTATTATAAAGCTGGAAATTCCCTTGTTGCGTATAATCATACCGCAGTGTCCACGGCAGTGTGGTGGTTGCTTCGTTCCCATCATTGCCCCCTAAAAGGTTATTTCCTTCGTGGTGATCAGAGCGGAGGGACCAGCCTTGTTAATGGCTACTGTGCAGGAGGATTACGGCCCGGCTTTTCCGTCTAACTCCCGCAGGATGATTCCATCTATCAAGACAGGAGGAAAACCATGTATAAGATTACCAAAGACGGAGCAGCCCTTGGTATGACCGAGGCCCCGGCCTATATCAAGCGGGCCCGGAATGGCAGCTACGTCCTTTGTTCGGAACAGGAAGCCCAGGGCGTTGTTTTTGAAGGGACTGTTTACCACCTGCTGGGCCGGGAGGAGCTGGCCGGGACGGATACGGTATTCCTGGAGAAAACGGACGCCGGCGCTGAACTGATGGCGGCCAAGACGGCCCAAGCGGATACCGACGCCCTGAACGTTGACCACGAGTATCGCATGACCCTGCTGGAGCTTGGCCTTGCAGACGGGAACGGCAGCAATTGAAAAGGGGGAAGGCAAAATGTTGTATAGGACTTTGAAGCGCATGATCGAGCGGGGCCAGACCACAGGGATGGAAGCGAAGCTGGATGTTTTTTACGCGGCCGGCAAGCTCACCGAGGCGGAGTATACGGAGCTTTTGGGCATGATCCGGCCCAATGAGGCGTAACCAATGGAACGGCACAGAGCGTATATTGCCCGGAAGCGGGCGCGGTTCATTTCGCACGGCAGGCAGGTCAACATCCCCTATGGAACGGCCCTGACGGCGTGGAATGACTGGCTGATGTGGCATGGTGCGCCTTTGTGCTGTACTGCCAGCCAGAACGCATACGACTACTTCTCCCAGGACGATGACGGGGAAGGTCTGGAGCGGGGCGGCCTGGTGGCCGCCATCCTGGACCGCCTGGAAAAGCGGGACGAAAGCTATCAGGCCCGGTGGGATAAGGTGTGGGACGATCCCCTGTGCCAGCGGTACAAGCGGACGGAGCACCCGGAGCACTGGCTCTGGAACTACGACTTTTATAACGCCCCTACGGAGGATCTGCGGCACATCGCCGCCCTGATAGACGTTAGGGTATGAACAAAGCGGCATCCGG